ACCCCGCCTACAAATGTAGGTTATAAAGTAACAGATTTGACATATGTGATTATAACTAAGCAAGTTACGCTTATAAATCAAGACCCTGTTTTAAATGAAGCTATAGCCAGATTAGGCCAGTCCATGAGAGAAACAGAGGACGAGCTAATTCGTGACATGCTTGCAGGAACTGCATCTGTAATTAACTGCGTAGCTGGAGTTAACGGTGATAATCCAACTGAGATTACCCGTGCGGATATCGACGGAATCACAGCTGTTCTACAGAACAATGACGGTGACTTTATAGCTACCGTTATAGAAGGACAAGACAAGTTTGGTACCGGACCTGTTCGTGATAGTTATTTTGGCTTAAGTCATACAGGAATGATTGGGCAACTTGAAGCATGTAATGGCTTCCTTTACAAAGCCCAGTATGCTAGCCAATCAAATATTAGCCCATCAGAATGGGGCAATGTTGGAAATGTACGCTTTTTCTTGTCATCTAGAGGAAGCATCACAACTGCCGGATCGCTGCTTGGAGCTAATATTTATAACAACTTCATCACAGCACAAGATTCATATGCTAAGATCGAACAAAACAGTGTATCTGCTAAGTTCATCTACCACCCTCCAGGACATGGAGACGACCCTGCCGAACTACGGCAGACAGGAGCTTGGAGAATGGCTCAGGTTCCAAAAATCACAAACGATGCGTGGATTATAAGTCTACGCGCAACATTAGGTTAAGGGGGTAAACTTATGAGTACACCAATGGCATTGATTGCTAAGGGATCGTTTATCTCTGACGGAGCTGCAAGAACTGTTGAGTTCCCATGCCCTATAGACTATTTCATTGTTAGAAATAGAAGCCTATGGGGAACAGCCCCTACTGCGGTTGTAGAATCTACATGGCATAGAGGATATGCAGCTGGACAAGCAACCCATATTTCAGAGGGTGGAGCATCAGCTTTAACTGCTACAGCAACAGCTGCTGCAGGAGCTGGCTTTACAGAGATAGACAATTCTATTCTTACCCCTGGAGCTTTAGTAGCTACTGGTACAGCGATTACAAACGCTACACCAGGTGTTGTTGCAGATGCGACCACTCCTCCTTTAGGAAGTGTTGTTAGAATGCTTAACACTACAGGCATGTTACAGATTGCAGGACTAGAGTTTACTGTTACAGCTATAACTCCAGGTGTTAACTTTACACTAGGGTATATGGTTGGAGCCGCTTATGCTGCAGCAGCAACAAACGCTGACTACAGAGTGATACCTAACAATAGATTCTTCCCAAGAAGAAGATGGATACAGGACATTACAGTAGCAGCTGCTGCGGTAATGTCAACATCTGTTGCTCATGGATACGCTGTAGGCGCTAAGATTACTATTAACAATCCTGATGCTAACTTCGGCATGCCGGAGATTAATGGTTTAAGAGGAACTGTAACTGCGGTAACTGCTAACACAATTACCACAGATATAGACTCAACCACATTTACTGCATTTGCTTATCCAATTTCAGCTATAGCAGCAACAGGTGTTACACATCCTGCTGTTGTACCTTATGGCGAAGTATCCACATTGTTAACTCAAGCAACTGATAACACTGAAAACTCTGGATTATTTCTAGATACAGCTGTTGTTGGGCTTAACACTAACGTGATGGATTGGTTGGCATTTAGCCGTGATATGGTAACGATATAGTTATTTATTTAGGATGGGGACTTTTTGTCCCCTCCCTTTTAACCGTACGAAGATATCGTACAACTACCAAATTGGTAGGTTTTGGTATTAAATTGGTAACAATCAAAGGAGCTTTATGAGTTTTGTAACAGAAGTCTTACCGACAAAAAGAGAAAAACTATCCCCAGAGGCTAAGAAAAAAGCATCTGAAATAGTAGAAGCAGCACGCAAAGAAGATGAAAAGATGGTTACTGGAGTCTTTAAGAACCAGGAATCTCCTGGAGGAGACCTTACGTTCGCATACCGCGGATATAGGGGTGAGCCTATAAGGGTTTATACCCTAATAGACGGAGAGACCTACACACTTCCATTGGGCGTAGCTCGTCATATCAACAGACAATGCAAATATAAAAAAAGTGCATACTTAGTAGACAAAACAGGAAAGCCAATGATAGGAGCAGGTAAAGCTACACAGAGATACGAATTTAGCTCTACAGACTATATGTAGAAGGAGGAGCCATGAGCGTTGCAGATTTTATTCCTAAAAGAAGAGTGATAACTGCCATTACTAATGCACAGAACGCCGTTGCTACAGCTGCTAATCATGGATATGCCTCTGATGAATATGTAAGAATTAACGTTCCGGTAAGTTACGGAATGAGATTGGGAAGCATTGCTGCACGAATAACCGTGATCAATGTTAACACATTTTTTTTAAACGTAAGCACGTTGTTGATGGATCCATTTGTGGTACCTGGAGTGCCTTTAACTAGATCTGAGGTACTTCCAATATCGGAGATGACGAACAATGTAGCTGTGTAGCAAGGGGAAGATATGGCAGTAACAGGCACATTAGAACAGATACGGGCTAAGGTTCGTAAGGTAACAGGAATGTTATCTCCAAATCAGTTGTCAAATGATGATTTAGATGACTACATCAATGACTTTTATCTATATGACTTTCCGGCTCATCTAAAGAACTGGGACATGAAGAATTCTATTTCTCCTATTTGGGGTCCAGATGATGCCTTAATCCCAGGTCAAGCTTTTTATGTAGTGGATTCAAACGCATATACTAACTTATCGCCACCTTTCTATGTTGGAGGCTATGAAGTGCAGTTCTTTCAAAATGAAACTGAATTCTTTAATGTTTTTCCTAATAGAATGAGAACAATTCAACTATCAACAGGAACAGGAATTGCAGGTCCTTATGCTGGAACTGTTACAAACACACCAATCCTTCAACAGGGAATCTTTATTTCTACCGTAGACAATGCTGGGAATTCTCTTCATTGTGACGCTAATAATGCAGGTATTTTATCAGGAGATGTCTTGGCTGGAGGAACTATCAATTATCAGACTGGTGTAGTAGCAGGTTTAACTTGGACTGGTGTTATTGCTGTAGGAGAGCCTATATGGACACAATCTATTACCTATTCTTCTGGCAGACCCAATGCTGTTTTCTACATGAATCAAGCCCTAGTCTTTTATCCAGTACCAGACATTGCATATAACGTCTATTGTACTGTTAATCAAGTACCTACTGCATTAGGAATCGGAGACCAACCAATTATCCGTGACTGGTGGAATCTTATAGCATACGGAGCAGCACTTAAGATCTTTGCTGATAACATGGACATGGAAAGTTACTCAAAGATAGATCCTCTCTTTAACAAGCAATTGCGCTTGGTAGAAAGAAGAACCCTTTGCCAGATTAAAAACCAGCGAGTGGCGACTATTTACAATCAATCGCCGAACGCTAGAACCCCGTTTAGCTCAACATTATAGGAGGATTATTTTGACATACTTACCTGGAATACCAAATGCAGGAGATCGGCCCTCTCAATCCCAAGGCCAGCTTTTAACTAACTTTACTGCTCTTAACACCGTCTTCGGGGTAGACCATTTAGCTTTTAATGCTGTGAACGGAGGAAAGCATACCCAGTCTACTTATAGGTCAACGGGAGTATTTCCCGCTCCTCCTGGTAACTTAGCAGGCGAGGGGTCTGTTTATGTTAGTAACTCTGGAGGTACTAGACAGCAACTTTATTATCAAAGAGAAAGTGGTGGAATAGAAATCCCCATAACTCCATTGATAGGTGGCTTCTGTAGAGTAAGTGCTCTTGGCGCACTAGTAGGCGATAACTTTAATGTTGCCGGAGTTGTTTATGCTGCTGGCGTTTACACCATTACATTTACGAACAACCTAACCTCAACCAATTATGCTGCACTGGTTACCGTACATGATTCTGGAGAGGCCTATACACAAAACAGTGCAGTTGGATCTATTGGAGTTGTGACAGCACTATCTAACGGTGCTGCTATACAAAGACCTTTTTCACTTCTTATTATTGGAGAAATTGCTTAATGCCTAAGTTGTTCATAGGCCCTTATGAGTCTGGCCTGCAAAAGAATCTAGAGCCCTGGATGCTCCCTAACGAGGCCTTCCCAACATTGGAAGATGCATACGTATGGAGAGGAAGGGTTAAGAAGAAAGAAGGCTATAGCTTTGTAGGAAGATTGCATAGACTAGGCGGTAAGATACCAGACTTAATAGGAACTACAATAGCCCCCGGTGCTGTGTTTGCTGGAAACATAAATGGTGTATATCTACCCTTATCTCCAGGAACAGTTGAAATTACAGTTGGAGCTTTAGTTTTTTCAGACTATCAAGAAGCAGCATCAGGCAGACCTAATCCTAACTATGATGGTATAGGAACTCTTTCAACAAACGTTGTGAATACTAACTATGGAACTATAGACTATGAGACTGGGGCTATAACCTTAAACTTTGACCCAGCAGTCGGGATTCTTAACGTATGGTTAAGCGGAGCTCTTACTCTTCCAAGACTTCCAGTTATGGGAATGGGTTTGTATGAACAAGCAGCCGTTAACCGTGAAGAGCTGATTGCATTTGATGAAGACTTTGCTTATGACTATGACTCTGGGACTGGTTGGTTTCGTGATGTTTCTTTCTATGCAATGGCAGCACCTCAAAATGCTGTTGTTTGGAC